GAGGCCGAACGGGTCGAGAACGTCACCCGGGCACCGGAATCCAACTCGATGTACTCCATGCCCACCATCGAGGAACTACGGCGCACCTGGGCCGCCAACTCGGGGTAGGACTGGATGACCGCCCATAGCCGGCGGAATCCATCGGTGCTGGTTTTGACGGCGTGGCTCGTCGCCAGAATCTGCTCACCCAACTGGTACAGCCCGAACAACATCAGCGCAGTCGCTATCCGGCCTTTACCGAGCTGGCGTCCGCAGACGAGACCGCAGACCGAGCTGGACCACGTCCCCCCGGATTCGCGGAGGATCCCGCGGATGATGTCGCGCTGGAAGTCGTCTAGGGCCAGCGAGTAATGCTCGGCCATGTCGATGCAGTCCTGCCCGGTGGTCTCGTCACCATCGGGCACCCGGGAGAACGTCGGCGGGCAGGCCGTCACGATGCACCGCGCTTGCGTCGGCGGGCCGCTATCTCGTCCAGCTTCGTACCCGCGGCCGGCGGGGCCAACTGACCGAGCGCACTGAGGGTTTGGCGGTACTCCCGGGAGACCGTCGCCATATCCCTCGGCGGGGTCTCGGGGTCATTCAGGATGGCCTCTAAAAGGCCCCTCAGAGCCTCCAGGCGGGTCCGGTCGTCAGGACCGGTGTCCTTGGTCATTTTGGCCCTCCAGATAGTCCTATGAGCCTCGGGCAGTCGGGAACGCGCAGGTCAGGGGCACCCCCGCCAGGCGGGGGTGGGGGTGCATCAGCCGAGGACACCGGAGTTCCTGCCGACGCTGCCATCAGGTGAGTTCGACTTGGCCCTGTTGCACTTGTTGTGGGCGGGCTGCCACGCCTCGTAGCGGTCGACGGTGCCGGTCGGTAGCCGTGAGGTTGCAACCTTGTGGTCGACCACGAATGACTCCGGGTGCGGGTACTTCAGACCGAGGTCGATAGGTCGGTGGCAGAGGGCGCACGGTTGGCCTGCACGCACCTGGGCGGCGATGCGGCGTCGGGCGCTGTCCCGTATCCGCTTGGTGGCGAACGGCATTGCTACCACCTCTCGTTTGTGCGTTAGGCCAACGGGTTGGGTGATCCCGGCGCGGCCGGCAATGTCCGACACAAACGGCCGCGCCGGGATCGTGTGAGCGCGTCCGGCCACCAGCTCGGGTAAGAACACTGGCGGGCGCAGCTCACAGTCTTGGGTGGTTACTCGTCGCGGACTAGTTCGTCTTCGCGGACTAATTCGTCGGCTCGGCACCATACGAGGCTGCCGTCGTCGTCGAATCGCACTTCAATAATCACACCGGCCGGGGGGTGCCCGGTGCGCGAGATCCGGCCTCGCCTTTCGCCCATCGCGACTCTGGTTCCGTTCGCTGGTAAGCCCTGGATCATGATGTTCTCCTTTAGCGGGGTAAGGGTTTCCACTGCCGGTTGCGGCGGCGGGGTTGGTCCTCGTCGGCCTCTGCGTCAACTTGGCGTTGGCGTTCCTGCTGTGCAGCGACGATGCGGGCGCAGGACTGCTGGTACTCGGTGACCGAGCTGACCAAGCAAAGGGATGCGCCCGTTTTACTGATCACCCAGGAGTTCATCTCCCTCGGGCCGGTCGCAGCGTTGGCCGCGATGAACTGGTCCAGCGTGCAGTCCGGGGCCAGCATCGGCACCCGGTACTCGGGGTCTGCGTTGGCGTGCAGGGCGGTGAGCAAGGTACGCACACCGACCAGTGCCAGGTCGGCCCGGTCTGCCGCGGTGGTGGCGTCAGCCCACACCCCAAGATGATCGGCACGCTTCAGCAGCAGCGGGTCGGCGGCGTCCAACTTGGACACGTCGAGTACCTCGGCGGCGCTCATGAGCACCTGGAGGTCGCCTGCGATGGCTTGGCCCCAGCCGGCCAGCACAGTGTCGGCGTGGGCGGTGATGGCGGTGGTGATGATGTCGGAGGCGTATTCGACTGCGTAGTGCCGGATGCCGTTCCCGCTCAGGGTGACCAGCGCGGCCAGTCTCTGGACGTTCGGGTCGGCCCCGGGATCTCGGCCTTCGCGTAGTGCTGTCATGGCTGCGGCATGCATGGCCGCTGTGTGGCCGTCGAGTTCGCCGGCGGCGGTGACCACCTTGCGGGCGGAATCAATTTCAGCGGCGTACTTACCGGGAAGGGCGGTACCCAATTTTTGGGCGGTGGCCGCGATGTTGGCGGCCAGGGCGGATGCGGAGACAGTCACGTTTAGTCCTTTTCGGGTAGTTGTTCGGCGTAGGCGGGGATGGTGCCGTTGAGTCGGCGGATGAAATCCCGGGCGTACTGCTCGTCGCTGATGCCGGGCGGGGCCGGGTTGCTGCCCTCGCGGGGCACCACGCATCCGGTCTGTTCGGGTTCGGGTTCGGGTTCGGGGTGGCCGAGCAACCGGCGCAACACCTTGCGTGCCGCCTCGAGGTCGGCGGCGCTCATGTCGTCCACATCCATCAGTCGTCCTCCGGTAAAGCGTCTGCGGGTGTAAGCCATATGCGGCCTACGCGGTGACCGAGGCGGCGTGCGGTGCGGAGCGCGGTGCTAGTGCTGCAGTGCATCCGGTCGGCCACCTGGGCGGTCGTTAACCATTGTTGCTGGGGCACAACATCTTCCTGACGTTTAAACGTCATGGCGGTGAGGTTGGCGGACAGCCGGTCCACGGCCGGCGGAACCGGCACCCGCGAGGCCAGGAAAATACTGCGCCACACACCGACCGCAGACCTCGCCGTTTGCACATCAAGCGTGTCGAGTGTCACGGCCACGGCGCTAGCTCCTCGCGCTCGCGTTCCATCGCCTTGACCAGAAAGCTGACCGCATCGCGGTGCAGATTGGTCAGCACCTCGACGCTGGAGACATCCCCGGGCGGCCAGTACCAGAAGTAGACGGCCTTCTCGGCGGTGCCGGCACGGTTGCCGTACCGTCGGTCGATCTGCTGGCAGATAGCGGTGATCTCTTGGCGCAGGATCTCGGCCGGGGATGGGGCGGCGCCGAGCTGGCGCTTGCGGGCGGCGGTCATTGGGTGGCCTCCGGGGATTTCAGGCATTCTCTGCTGATTGGGGATGTTTGCTGGCCGTCAGGTGCTGCCACCCCCTGCCACCCCCCGGGGGTTAATCCCTCGTGAGGGGGGTTATTCCTGGCTATATAACGATGGGTGGCAGAGGTGGCATAACCGCAGTTCGGGGCAGCGATCATGGGGTGGCACTTTCGCCCTGTCGGACCGAGATTCCGTGCCAGATTGTCGAGCGTTTCCCGTGGATCTGTTTGCGGCCGCCCGGTTTGCCGCCGAGATCCTTGAGCTTTGCGGCGACGTCATGCATGGGCGGTACGGGGTCGACACTGTTGTCCTTGCACCAGTCGGCCAGCTCTGCGGCGATGTCGCTGGAGTACATCCAGGTGTTCCGCAGGCCGGGCTCGGTGGCGTCGACCTCAAGGCACTCGTGGACGAATCGGCTGACGACGTCCTCGTCGGTGCGGTACTGCTGGGTGGCGGCCAGCACTGCCCCGGGTGGGGTGATCCCACTGTCGGCGTAACGGACGGCGCCCTCGATGATCCAGTTGAGGATCCCCGACGCTTCCTTGGCGAGTTTGGCGGCCAGGTGCTCGTCGCGCTCCCCGGGCGGGATGGTTACCGTCCAGGGGACCAGCCGTAGGCGCCGCCAGGTGCCCTCGTCGCAGCCGGTGACTACCGGCTTGTGGTTGGAGCAGATGATCATGGTGTGGGTGGGCCAGAACTTCCACGGGTCTTCTTTCATCCGGCGGGCTTTGAGTTCGTCGCCGCCGGTGAGGTTCTTGACCTGTTCCTCGTCGAGGCGTTCCGCCGCTTTGGTTTCGGCGGCCACGGCGAGGCGCTTGCGGAATAGGTCGGCGACGACGGTGGGGTGCTGATCGAACCGCCCGGCGACGATGAGGCTTTTATGGGGCACAGTGCTGTAGTCGCCGAGGGTCCGCTGGATTCCGCCGTGGAATTTCGACTTACCGTTGCCGCCGCCGCCGTGGTCGACGTCGAGGGTTTCGGTGGGGATCCCGGTGGCCGAGGCGCCGGCGCGGGTTTGGATGTATTGCCGGACTTCCGGGTCGGGCTGCCACTGCTGCAGGCATTTGTCCCACAGCGGCGCCGCCGCGTCGGGATCAAAGCTGACCGGCGCCTGCAGGGTGCAGAGGTCGGCCGGGTCGTGCGGCAGCAGCTTGCCGGTCTTGAGGTCGACGGTGCCGTTGGCGACGTTGAGGATCCACGGGTTGGCGTCGAGGTCATCGTGGTGGACGGTGATGCCGTCGGCACCGCGGGCGAGCCTGATCATGGAGGCGATCGCGGAGGCGCTGTCGGAGCGCATTGCCCACGCCCACATCAGCTTTGCCTTACCGTCGGGGTCTCCGTCGGCCGCTGTTTTCGCCGCCAGTGCGAACAGGCGCTTGGAGACCCGCTTGGCGACCTCGGTGATGAAGGTGTCGCGGTCATCGACGATCCAGCGGCCTTTGCGGTAGACGATCCACTTGCCCCAGGTGGGGACGTAGCGGATCTGACCGGCGGCGGCGGCGATGAGTCGGGCGGCGTTACCGACATCGGTGGGCCGGTGGCCGTCGGGGAGCTTGAACGCCATGACGGAATCCCCGTCGCTGTCGACGATCTCGCCCTCGATGACCTCGACGGTGGTGCCGGCGTGGTTGTGGTTGCGGAGTTCGGCGCGGCACTCGTCGTCGGTCTTGGCTGCGGCCCGCTTCACCCCGTGCCGCTTGGTGTCGCGGTGCTCGAACTTCTTCACCGCCCGAGGGGTGTCGAACGCGGGGTCGGCCACCACCTCGGCGAACCGCTTCTCGAGGTTCGCTTCGGCCTGTTTGTAGTCGACCTCGGTGATGCAGCCGAGCCGCTTGGCGCAGTTGAGCCGGACCTTGCAACTGATGAGCCACGGCGAGCGCCCCTTGCCTTTCTTTGGGGAGTCGGTGGCGAACCCGTCGACCATCTTGGCGACGTAGCCGCATGTGCGTTGCGCCCATTGCCATTCGGCCGGTGTGGACACCTCGGTACGGTCGACTTCCTCGGTGTCCTCGGGGAGTTGGAAGATGCCAACCTCGTCGAGGCGCTCGGCGATCTCGGCCAGCTCCAGCGGCCCTCCGTTGTCTTCCACGGCGGTGACGGGCCGGGGCTGGCCGGGGATCTTGTTGTTGATTGACCCGGGTAGGCGCAGCAGCCGATCCATGTTGTAGACGTTGTCGACGGCGACGCCGAGCTTGTCGGCCACGGCGGCCACCAGGCGGTACCACCGTTTGAGGATTGGCCGGGCCACCACGGTGTCGCCGCCGTCGAGGATGGGCCAGTAGGCATGCACACCGCCACCGGAGTAGACCACCGCCGACGGCCGGGTGCCCAGGATGATGCCCAAATCGGCGACGATGGCGTTGGCGACGTCGACAGTCCGGCAGGCGCCGGGTTTCACGTCGATGTCGCAGAACAGTGCGGCCAGCCGGGCCACCTCGGCCTCTTTGCCCTTGCCGTTGTGGGTGCGGGCCGGCCCTTTGACGGGATTCACGCCGAAATAGCAGTTGGCGTTACCGGGCAACTTGGCCGCGGCGACTACCGCATCACCCGGGTCCATGACAGCGGTGTGCGGGGTGTCGTCGCCCGGGTAGAGGTACAGCAGCGACGTGAATTCGCCCTCGGCGTGACCGAGGGTGCCGAGCAGCAGCGTGGTGAAGTCGATCTGCACAGGGGATGTCGCGGTCACCGTGCCACCGCCTCGGTGTCCAACTTGGACAGTTCCTCGGCCCACCGATACACCTGGCGCGGGTGTTCGTCGCGCCACTTGCGGTCGAAGTCCGTGCAGACCTTGCACTCGGCCGGGCAGTCATAGGAACGGATGGCGTCGAACATGTGGCCCCACAGCGGGCCCCAAACTCCGGGCGACACCAGTTCCTCATCAATCGCGGCCCACTCGGCCAGCAGTGCGCGTTCAAGAACGTCGCCAACGGTCTGCCAGCTATCACCCGTGTCGCGGTGCTGTAGGTGCGCCATCATGGCGAACTGGCCGCGGACGTTGTCGAGTTCTTCGCGGATCTGGGCGGTCAGTTCCTCGGCCCACTGGCGGCGCTCGGCCCGTACTGAGCCGACTGTGGAGGGTGAGCAGCCAACCCGGCGGGCGATGGCCCGGTCGGAATCGTTTGGACGCCTGATTATCTCGGCCGTGACGAGTTCTCGGCGCTGCTCCCGGGTCAGGTGCCGGCGGGCGCAGTTGAGGCTGACCGCCTTATCCCAGGCGTCTTCGTCATCTGCCACGGTGACCGTGACGGTCGGGTAGTCCATCCCCAATTCGGTGGCGATGGCGGCCCGGTGGTTGCCGTCGAGGATGCGGCCGTGCTGATCTTTGACGACGGGCACCAGGACGCCGTTAGCTTCGATGTCGGCACGCAGGGCATCGAGTTCCTCGGCGTCGAGGGCGGGCATCGGCTGAATGATCTCGGTCATCAGCGCACCGCCCTTGCGGCGCAGGACGGTCCGCGGCCCGCGGCCTTGCTGGTGTGCGCTGTTAACCAGCGCCCGCAGGTGTCGCAGCGACGGGCCAGCCGAAACTCCCCTGCGAACAGGGCCGCCCAGATGTCGGCGTTGACGCCACCGACGAGTGTCAGGTCCAGCTCGATGTCAGAGCCGTGAGTAGACTTGGCGTTATCGCTTGGCGGCGTGGAGTGGGCCCGGTCGGAAACGGCCGGGCCGCTTCGCTTTCTAGGCATGGGCGGCACCGCCTGGTGCGGCTTTGATGACGCTGGAGATGCGGCCGAGCTGCTCGGGGGTGAGGTCGGGCCAGTCCGCGACGAGTTTGGCAGCCTTGTTGTTCAGCTTGTCAGCATCTTCTTCGACACCGACAACGGCCAGTTCGCGGTAGGCGTCCCGCAGTTCGGGGCAGTCGGCGGGCCGTTCACCGTTACGGACGGCGCGTTTCAGCCCGGCGATTTGCGCTCGGGGTTTAGCTCTTGCAGCAGAGATTGGCATTGGATGCCTCCAGGCAGGGTGAAATCACCCTCCGCTGAGAGGCTTACGAATCTCCGCCTGCCGCGGATTGGGTACCGGGCCGCAAGAATCCTCTACAGATTAGCAGTCAGTTTCAGTAGGGGCAGTTCCGAAACGCCGACGCTCTCCGCAGCATCCAGAATTTCCGTCAGCCGGCGCTCCACCTCCGGGGTCTTGTTCCGCACCAGCGACAAACCGCACACCGGGCAGGCGAACCGATATCGGGTGCGGGCATCGGTGAGCCGGTCCTCACGGAGGTTCAGCCGGTCGTTGCCGTCGAGCACCTGGGCGGCCGAACCGCCTTTGAGTAGGCGCAGTTCCTCCCCGGGTTCCGAAACCCGTTTGGTTGTGGCCCATTTGCCGTCGATGCGTTTCCACCGTGTCACCACCCAGCGGTCGTGCGTCGGGTTCCCCTCGTTGTCGAGGTGGCCCACACAGAACACGTCGATGCTCACTTGGGTTCCTTCGGGGTGCAGACCACGGTGTCGGTGTTGAACTTGCGGGTGCCCTGCCCGGGCGGGTAGATGCGAACGTCCATGATGGTGTCGATGATGCGGCGCTGCTGGGCGATGGTCAGCGACTCAAACACCTTGCGGGGGTTCTTCGCCGTCGCCACCCGGCCGAGCGGTGACCGGGGCGTCGAGGCCGCCAGTTGGGCCTCCACCTCGGCCAGCTCGGCCTGTACCTGTTCGTTCAGCGTGCGCCAGCGGTCCCGCGACATCCGGGTGTAGTCCTCGTCTAGGTCGGCCAGCCGCTCCCGCAGCACGTCGGCCTGGGCCATCATGGCGGTCACGTCGACAGTCGACCACAGTTGCGCAGCCCCGGGTTTGGACAGTGCGGCGATAGCCACCTCGCACACCCATTCGTTGATGGGGTGAATCTTGCGGGCGATGTGGGTTTGGGATTTGCAGCGGTAGTGCGGCTTCTGGCGGCCACCGCTGGTCACCACGGTCAGCCCGCACACCCCGCAGTGGGCCACCCCGGTCAGCAGATGCTTCTCCCCCCGCCCGCCGGTCCAGCGGGACGGGTCGGCCAGGATGCGGGTAGCGGCCCGCCAGGTGGCCTCGTCCACGATGGCCGGCCAGTTGCCCTCGGCGACGATGCCCTCGGTGGGTTTGCGGCGCCGGTCGGCCCGGTCGGCGGAAACCAGGTAGCGGCGCAGCCCGCAGTTGCGGGGATTGGTCAGCACGTCCTTCACCGACAGTCGCAACCATTCGTTCTTCCCTTTGGTGGTGGGGATTCCCGACTCGGTCCACTTCCGGGCCACAGCGCCCAACGATTCCCCGCCGATGACATCGGCGTACCCCTGTTTGATGAGGGCAGCCTCGTCCTCCCGGATGGTCACCCCGCCGACTTCGTATCCAAACGCACGCCGTCCCTTGTAGGGGCGGCCCGCCTTCGCGGCCTGGAGCGCCGCGGAGCGTTGCCGCGCACCTTTGCGTTCCACTTCGCCCTGCGCCACCGAGGACAGGATGCGGGCCACCAGGCGGCCGCCGTCGGTGGAGGTGTCCACCCCATCGGAGGCGGTGACGATGGAGGTTTTGGTCGCGGCGCAGCGGGCCAGCACCGCCTCCAGTTCGGAGAGGCGGCGCAGCAGCCGGTCCATGTGGCGGGCGGCAATGACATCGAACTCCCCGGCGTCGACGGCCTTCATCATCTCCACGAACTCCGGGCGGGGCTTGCCGGTGGATGCGCTCACGTCGTTGTCGGTGAACGTCTGCACAATGGTCCAGCCGCGGGAGGCGCAAAGCCGTTTCACGTCGTCGAGTTGGCGTTCCACAGATAGCCCGGTGCCGTCGCGGTCCACTGATGCCCGCAGGTAGGCGGCCACTCTCACAGTTGCCATACAACCTATGCTACGGTACTGCGTTAGCTACCACAAACGAGTAGCAATGGCACAAGTGAACCCACAAGGGGGCAGTAACCATCATGACCGAAACCACCACCGCCAACTGGCGCGACATCACCGGCCTGACCGTCGAGCAGACCGTCCAGCTCGCGGCCGGCACCAACCTGATGACCGAGGCCGAACTCATCGAGCTGGCCCGACAGATGGCGGCGCAGAACCTCCTACAGGCATCCCTGACCCACATCCCCGTACCGGCCGGGGCCGTCACCGTCAGTGCTTGGTACAACGATGGGGAAACCACCACCCGCGAGGTCTACGGCACCGCCTGGAACGTCGGGAACGCCAACGCCAGAATCACCGGCGAACAGGCCAGCAGCGGGGTGGCTCGGTGGCGGGTAGAAGTCGACCCGGTGGAGCGCACCATCGGTGACCTGACCGCGGCCCAGGCCCGGGAGATGGCGGCGGTCCTCGTCCAGGCCGCCGACGAGCTGGACCGGCTGACCGAGGAATCCCCGCCGTTCATGTGAGTGTCCAAGTTGGACAGCAGCGGCCCGTCACCTCGGTGGCGGGCCGCTTCACATGATGAAGCCGTGGCGGCCGCCCGAGGTTCGACCCTCACCAGTGCGGCGGGGCCGGCGCGGACGCTCACACGTCACACCCCACGCCGCCAACGATGCGGCGACGAGCACCGAGCTGGACGGCGCTTTGCGGTCCCATCCGAACGCCCCGCCGATAGGTCGCTGCTTGGCACCCAGGACGGCCTGCGTCAGTTCCACCTGCCCGCGGTGGCGCACCGTCCGCTCGGTGATGGCGTCATAGACCAGACCGGCCGCCACCGAAACCTCCCGGGAACCGGCCAGAGTCGGGCGCACCTTCACCCCGGCCCAATCCAACTCTGCGAGCCCACCCCGGTCATCAATCACTACGGCCCGCACCCCGCCGTTGAGTCGCTCGGACACCCACTGCGGCACCCAAGCCACCCCGGGGTCGGTGCGGTACCACTCCAAACTCAGCCGGCCATCGGCACGCTTACCCGCCACGCACACCGTCGCGGCGTCCCTCGAGGGCGGCACGTCCAGGCCGATAGCCATGTCGGAGACCGGCACGGAATCGGGGTCGGTCAACGCCTCCCACACCCCGGGGTCGAACAGAACATCCTGGGCGGCGTGCCGGGGCAGCCACATCGACAACCGTTCGCACCGGAAA